GTAAATAATTTATATTTCATCACCACTTCAGGATCAACACATGGTTCTAACATAGGAGTACTTTCTAATACAGCACCATAGTAATCACTACCAAGTGGATGTGCCCTATCCCATAAGGTATAGTCTATCTCATCATCTGATAGTGCAAATTTTGTAATGCTAAATTTACCATCACTTTTTGCAAGGTATTGTCTACCTTTTTTGGTCAATACAGCATTTAAGATAGTAGAAGTATTATTTATAAATCCCATTCTGTTTTATCCTTTTATGATAATGTAATAGTTACATCAAATTCTATTACTGCTCCTGATGATTCACCCATTATTATTATGGAAGTCTCAGTAGTTGCTTTAATATTTTTTGGGTAAAGCTGTAGATTAACCCAAGTTGTGTTTCCAGGTCCAGGTACTTTTAACGAACCAGCATCTAGGTAACATCCTGATATTGTTTGAGATATGTGTTGAACATTATCCACAAACGATACCCACTTTAAATCATTTGAACTTAATTCAGTACCTACTCCTTGAGTCAATATTCTATCTTGCATTATAGGAGTTGGAGGTCCGGATGCTCCTGCACCTGCTCCTACACCTGGAATCATTCCTATTTGTATAGATTGAAATGACGGTGCCAATATTGCTACAGCCGAATCCAATAGTGTTACAGTGTATCTTTCAGAGGCTAATGCATTAAAATCTAAATTTCCACTATCGGTATTACTAAGTCTAGTTATACCTATAGGTTTACTTCCATTTATTCCACCACCAAGCTTTGTATTAACTCCAGCCTGTGGTTCAACCATTACCCTATTAGAGTTATCATTACCGGCGTCAGCATAATATTTTATTGCTGCCAATTCAGTAGCTGTTGAACCAGCATCTTGTAATTTAACCATTGCACGAGTTCCTTCAGAACGAGTTACAAGTTTATATTTCATAATCTCAGATGGATCGTTGAAAGGTTCAAGTGCTGGTAAATTATCAATAGCTGCACCATAAAAATCTGTACCACTTGTATGGGTGGTATCCCAAAGTGCGTAATCAATTTCATCATCACCTAATGCAAATTTATCGACTATGAAATCTCCACCACTTGACAATATCTCCCGACCTTTCTTTGTCAAAATAGCGTCTAAGACACGCGTTGTATTATTTAAATATCCCATTTATTATCTCCTATGTGACGGAATTATATTTTCTTATAAGATTTGAGTAGTATAACTTGTTATTCTTCAGTTATAAATATAATCCTTTTAAGTTTTCGTTATTTATTTGTTCTTAACTTCCATTTTAGTTGTAGTTTTATTACCCGTTACTAATTTTGTAGGTGATACAAGAAATGTATCAAATGCCGGTGAATTCTCTTCATAATCTGATTTTGGATCCACTACGGTAGTGTCATCTGTTTGAACGCACCCTTTATAAAAAAGTCTATCTGTTCCTATTGCATCATCCCATCTATTATCCAAATCAGATAATACAAAACTTGATGAATTTGGAATGTGATTGGCTGCATTTGCATCAGAACTATAGAAAAACATGGTTTCAAGATTATTCTTTGATAGAACATTTTCTTCTATACGAGGTTGAACAACTTCTTCATATATTGCCTTAACACTACCCTGTTGTATTGTTGCACCGCTATAATCAGTTCCATACCATCCACTGTAATCTACATCACCAATGTTATACAATGATGGTCTTTCTAAAATATGTTTTAATACAAATGAACCAGTTCCTGATGCCTGTTCTGTTAAGGTGTCAGATGGTGCACTCAATGAACTAAAATCAGCTGATATTACAATTCCGGATCCAGTTTCTTGTGTCTGTTGATTCTGTCTAAACGGATCACGAAAGTTTAGAGGTGCTGTATTTAGTCCCCACGGTGTTATTTCTTCAGCCGATGATGATATAAAACCTCTTGGTTCTGAACCACTAAGTTGTGTATAATAATTAACTCTAAATGGATCTGTATAGGTTAAATTTGCTTCATATTGTTCATATCTAGCCGAAGATGAAATATAAGAACCAGTTTCCATTTTATGTTTGTTGATTCCATATGGATTAGACCAATTTATATTACTTTCAAAGTTTTTATATTCAGCACTTTCTGAAACCTCAGTTCCTATATAAATGGTAGAAACATGATGTTGTGTTTCAAATGTAGGTTTTCTCCCAATAATAATTTTATCTCTTTCAAATATAGTAGGTTCTATCAATATACCAACTGTGGCATTCGCACGTGCCGGTATTAAAGATTTAACTTGTTTATATAGTGAACTATCATAGTATTTTAATAATCTTAAATAATCCCAAAAGTTATTTGGTCCTGAATACTTCTTCCAATATAGATTTCTTGCAGTCTGTAATCCACTATATTCTTCTTTATATTGGTCACGAGGATCACCAATAAATTGGTCAAAATCAATATTTGGAAAGGAAGATATAATATCCTCATTAATTGCAGCTGATGGTGAAAAGAATATACCAAGTTTATTTGAATCTAATGGTGCATTATCATATGCCGGTACTGTTATACTTTCTCCAAATTTTAATACAGGATTACCAACTGGATCAATTCTTACATCATCCTCAATTCTAATTTTTCTTGATGCTTGATTACTTGGACCCAAGTTGGGTATTTTAAATTTCTGTTCATCAACAACGGATTCAAAGTGTGGTAATAATCCACTTGTATAATTATTTGGTGCCGCAGATGAAGTAAATGATTGGTCAGCAGATGCATCTTGAAAGTATTGATTTGCTCCAATACTTAAATCTTTATCATCATCAAATGAGTATCGAGTAACTAAATCTGTGTATGAGGCTGATAAATGGTTACCATCAAATGCTATTGGTGCTGCTACATGATTATTAAACGCAGTTTCTTTTAGTGGTGTAGTCCAATTTCTATATTCCATCATAGAACCACTAAATGCCTCACCAAAGTAAGTATTTTCTTCAGGTCCACCTATGGTGACTGTTGTTCCACTTCCTGAATATGCTAAATTGTAAGATGCAGATGCGTTTGAATCAGAGGCAACTATGAATAATGAAGTTGAAGATTCATAAACTATCTTACTTCTACCCGCGTCATATTGTTTAGCAAATAAGTTATACGAAACATCTGAACCTGAGAAATCACTTGTTAAATAATCTCCTGATCCTGATGCATTTCTCGTTAACATTACAGACCAAAAATCTCCATCATAAACTGGAAGTTCTGAAGATAATAATTCTTTATATCCTTCACTTCCACTCAACATAAAAGATACATAACCATATCTATCAGAAGAACCATTATCTTTTAATCTGATTGCCCAATCGTCATCTCGTCTAACCAAGACTTGATTTGAACCACTTGCTGCTCTAAATCTAAATTCTACGGTGTCGGGCATTCTACTTGTTGCACCCTCACCTTGTGTAACTTTTGCCCAAGTATTGTTTTGAACAAAGGTATTATTTGTCGCTCCTCTAAATAGAAGTGCCTTTGTAAATTTTCGTGTTACTAAATTTTCTGCAGATTGACCAGATAACTTAGGTCCTCCATACTCCATAACTCGTAGTATACTTGATGGAATACCATAACAACTTATCAATCCTTTAATTGCTCTTGAAGTTCCCTTTGTCTTTAAAAAGTAAGGCATATTACTTATAATACGACTCCATATTTCTCTTGATATATCTCTATCAGGAGTTTCCGAATACTGCACTGGTGATTCTGAACCGGTTACATTCATTCCGAACATATATTGTGGTAGTGATATTAAACCCTTCCCATCATGAACTTCCCACCCAAGAGATGCTGCCACAGGATGTAATAAATTCTTAGCAATACCTTCTGTTAATTTATCTCTTTTATCATGAACATCTGTCATTGCCTTGATGAATACCCAAAGGTCATCAAAGTGGTGTCCTACCATATCCACAAATTTTAAAAATACATCATTTTGATTATCATCTTGAACGAACATCGGAAGATGTCCTCTTAATCTATTCTTATTTGCCCTATCATAATCTGATGCGGAAACTATCTGATTTGCATACCAAGTAGTTGCTACAGATTGACTCGTTCTATAATTTACATATGGAACACTATATGTGCCAGTTCCACTTTCCTTCGGCCAGGTATTTTCGTTAAACACTCCAATTGAACCAGAGGAGTAAGATGAACTTTGATTATACATATATTCTTCAAATTTATCAAAGTTATTAATAACATCACGACGCTTAGCTTCCCAACTTTGAATTTGTGATAATGAACCACTAACTGCAACAAATTCAGGATTTAAAGTACCACTCGATGCACCTTCTACGGATAGATATCCTTTTGGGGCAGCCTTTATTCCATGTAAACCACTTGAACCACTACTCGTTCCGGCTAAAGAGGAACTTCTATCTGTATATAGTTCTATTTGATTTAATTTATATTTGAAATTTCTAAGTCTTTGTTCCGCTGAACTAAAATGAATAAAATTTGAAAATTGATTATAATCCACATTGATATCGGCACTCATACTACCACTCAATACTTCATTTTCAATACTTTCTTTTATATCCACATCATTACTTACTAATGAAGTATAGTTTTGAAATTCTGTTTGTTCTGCTCCTATTGGACTTGTAATATTTTGAAATTCTGGAGTTCTTAAAACTATATCACTAACAAACTCTTCTACAAATGGAACTAATTGAATTACTTCCTCAATAGGTGGAATCATTTCTCTAACTATATTTACATAATCGTTTTCTTGAATATCACCTGACAATGGTTCATATAATTTATAAACTATTGCATGTGGATAATCAGGATAGGTTTGAGTATCAATTTTAAAATTAGATATTAAATTAAAAGTATTTGGACCAGTTTTCATCAATTTACTTAAATTCTCAACATTATCATTTGGATATTGTATAAACCATTTATCAAATGTATTATTTTGATTTACATCTAATGTGTTTTCAAAATCATGACCAGCTGTTTCTCCGAGTTCAGTATAAGTATTTTTAAGTACAATGGTATTACCACTTATACTTTCGATGTCACCACGAAGTGTTCCGTATATAGGTGACTTTTCTCCTAACGAAGATGTATAATCTACAGAAAATTCTGTAAAGTCTGTCCAACTTCTTATATTTTGATTATTTTCTGCTAAATAACCATTTGGTGCTAATTCTTCATATGTGCTCGTTAATTGTAAAGTATTTGCACTTGTATTAACACTTTGTATCTCACCAACAAAATCCATCATACTTGGAGTTCTATCTATTGTGGAGTTTATAATTGTTTTTTGAATTGTTGGATTTTCTGTCCACAAAGTTCCTTCGGGTCCGTAATGACCATATATATAAATGGTAGTTGGTCTTGTTAAATCCCACTCCTCTTCAATTACTCCAGTATAACTAACCTGTTCCCATTCATTAGTTCTTGAAACTGGTTTATATCTTAAAAATTCTCTTTCAAATGCTACTTTTTTAGGTATTCCATTTTCGTCATCTCCTAAAGTAATAGGATTATCTGCTATATTTACACCCCAATATGCACTTCCACCAGTTTTTCTATAATGATGTAACCCAACCATTGCACCCTTTTCAATAGTGTCTGATTTTTGCCACCACGTAATTGTAATCTCATCACCTGCCTGTAAACCCTGTGATATCATTTTATGTGGCAATGTTTGTGTGATTCCCATCCATCTATGTGCTAAAGTATCATTTGGATTTACCTCAACTTGAACAATTCCAGTTTTGTATGGTTGGTCATTTGGATATAATTCATGATTAGGTGCAAAAAATTGTGAATTCTTATCAATGAACTTCATACACGTATCACCGTATTGACCTTCACCTTGAACCCACTTTGCATGATACCCCAACCAAGCACTATGCCAATCCGGCCTTGTATTGATTACTTCATCACTACCACCAAAGTCAAACCAGTTAAACCCATCTGACCAACTACTCGGTTTAACTGCATCAGACCAAACATTTGGATCAGGAAATTTCCAAATTAAATCTTGTATTGCTGAAGTTGGACTCCATCTCCATTCTAATATTTGAGTATCAGCTAAATTTGCTGCCCATATCCACGTACAATCCGATAGTTTACTATCCAATGTATTTATTCTTCGTTTTCAACCAAATGTCTTATATTCTAATATACCATCTACTGAATTTTCTGTTATCTCCCAAGCAGGATCTAATACTACATTTGAGGTATCGTCTGGTGAATCTTCATTTTCCGAATCATCTGAATCAGATTCGGTCTGCCAAAGTTCTGCAGTTTCTTCGTAATTTATTGAAGTATCACCTGTTTTAATTATTGCACCATTGTAAAAAATTTTTGCAATAAAGGCGGCAGGTCCACCACCATTTCTTGTTTCTATTCTTAATCCTGATGTATCTGGTGGTAAGATAAACTCACTTGATTCTCTCCAATTATTACCAGAACCCAATAATGTTTCGGCTCCCTCTACGTTGACTGAATACAAATCAAATTCATTATCTACTTGTAATATAATTTTATTAACCTGATCAACAGGATTGTGATATGGACTTACTCTAAATTCTCTTTCATATTTTGTAATATCAGTTGCAGTTGGATTGTTTATTGGAACATCATCAATGATTTCTAAATTTTCATTTTGTGATAAACTCTCATCAACAACATATGCATCTTTAATGGTGAGAACACCATTTGACATCAATTCATTTAAACCCTCATCATCTTGTGATAATGACAATTTAACAGTATTACCATCGGTAAATGTTGCAAATCCACTTGTGGCTATATCTTCTTCAAGAACTCGTTCTATTGTAAATGGTGTTGGTTTCCCATTAACAGCACCAGCCTCAACTTGAACATTTGTAATCCATCTCGCACCACTTGTTGTTGCAGTTGCAGTTTGACCTAAATTTAATTTTATATTTCCATTAGAATTTTCAGGTATTGTTATGACATTATATCTTTGTTCCCAAGTTTTATCTCCAATTTCTTTAGTTCTATTAACTAAAAGGGAATCAGTAAAATTTGTAAATGAACCATTTGATTCTACCATACCAAACAACAATCTTGTTTGTTCTACCGGCCAATCTGGAGTATAATAAACCCAACAACTAATTATATAAGTTTCACCCGGAATACCATCTATTAAAAGTTGATAAAGATTATCCGTTTCATTTGATGCATGTTGTAAAACATATTTACTATTTCCAGGATTATCTTGTGGTAAAATCTGATAATTATTTCTTGTCATACCAACTTCTACTATATCATTACCACTTTGAAAATCACCATTGGTAACCAAATTTATCATTGGGGGTGAAGTTTCTACATCAACGACTGGTGCATACTTTGATATCTGTTCTGTAGTTTCATCGTAATCTACTATGAATGCATCTCTTAATTTAAGAGTTCCACCTTTCATTGCTGATGATAAAGATAAACTGGTATTTAACGTTGCCACTTTTCCACTACCATCAAATGTTACAGATGATTCACCACTAACATCTGAAAAGGATAAACAAGTGTATCCTAATAATCTAAATTTTTCATACTCATCTAAATCAACGATACCAGGATTAGGTCTAATTCTAATTTCAGTTTTTGATGGTGAAATTTCTTGTAAAAAAAGTTTATCTTCTTGAATTAATAGTTCTATTGATTTACCGTTCTCATCAACTAGAGGAATCTCTATATCAGGAGTAGGTGAATGACTGGCAAAAATCTTACCATTGGTCTCTATCATATATTGACCATTGTAAATAGTTCTATCTGATTTATTAGTCAATACTACTTTAGAAGAACCACCTATTTGTCTTAAAAAATTATATATTACTTTATAATTTCCCCGCTCGTATCCGAGGTTTCTAACATGAGCACCTACATCTAAATCATCAGGTAGTGGATATTGAAGTTCTCCGGATGCTAAATAATTATCATCTGTATCATAAATACAATACTCAATTATATCTGATGTTAATGTACCAAACGGTGCAATGGGATCACCATCGTTTAACCCATCAATTGCTACGAGTGGTAAATCTTTTGCCTGTAATCTTGATAATTTTCCTGAAATAGGATCTATTTGTAATTTCTTTTTCTTTGCCATTAGAATTCCGTAAATTCTCGTTTAATAATTTTATTAGTTTCTTCTGTTTCTTCGTACTTAAAATATCCATCTTGGTATAAAATTTTATTATTTACAGGAAAACTTGTACCATCTGTTCCCTGATTAGGTATTATATTTTCAAATAAAATAATTTTACCAGAATTTTTATCTCGTAAAATTCCATCATCTACATTACCATCTTGAGTTTTATTTCCAATCATTTCTAAATATCTACTTTCATCTTGTGCAGTAATTTCTTGGTAAAAAGGAAGATCTTGTAATTCATCTTTTGAATATGGCATATATTATCTCACTACTTTAAATGAATTTTTCTCGTCAAAAAACTCTACATTTTCATCAATAGTTCCACTACCACTAACAACTTTATAATTTATTCTATAAAATCTTTCTGATTGTAATCCATTCATCCAAAAATTAAAATAATTTCCGGTTGAATCACAACTAACAATTGAACCCGTACCAAACGGAACAATTACATCTTCGGTGTATGCGTCTTTAATTTCATAAAAGGTACTTCCACTTGGTAAAGTTTTAACTGTAGTGTAGCCCGTATTGTATCCCGTTGTAGAATAAGTCTTTTCAGGATATCTTTCTCTACCCGTAACTCTAAATTTTACTTTTGATTTTTCTTTATATTCAGGTCTCAATCCTCTCATATGTAAAACCATATCTTGTAAGTTATCAGAAGTTAATGGACTTAATGAACCAGTTGACCATTTAGAATCATCCCAAACAACCTCTAACTTAGGTTGATAAACTGTATGGGTATCTCTACCAAAGAAAATAAAGTTACCATATCGAGTTTTATTTCCTTCCTCTGCATTAGAATTGGAATTAGCTCCACTACCACTTCTCTTTAACATAAAACCCTCGTTAGGAACTCTACCATCTACCCAATTCCAAACAATATCGGTTACATCCATTCTAACATCGGATGGTTCGTGTGTAAAATTTTGATGAGCCTCGTATCCACTTCCACTATACCAAGTTCCTCCGTGTGCTGATAGTGTGGTGGTTACATCAGTTCCACCTGTGAGTGCTGTCGTTCCGTTACCGAATACAAATAATCCTGATGAAGATAGTGCTGAAAGATTTGATGCTGTTCCTTTTTCACTTCCTGATAATATTAAAACATCACCCGAAGTAGAATCAACACTTGCGGATATAGCTAATCCATGCAAAGAACCACTATTATTAATAGTATCTCTTAAATTGTTAATCGAACTACCAGTGGTTGAACCTGAAGATATGTAAATTTCAGTAGAACTATTATCATATACTGAACCACTTACAAATACAAAATCAACCCCCCCTATGTTAAGTTCTTGACTTTGATAATTTCCATTGTTTATAGTAAAAGTTCCATTTGCAAA